GGGCGCGGAAGCGGCGCCAGGCTGATGCCGATGCCTGTCTGTGTCAATAGATCCCAGGCCCACCGTGAAAGCTCCTTGTACTCCCGCCACTTCGGCAAATACCTGTCGTTCAGCTTGCGGTTGTAGGCATCCCGATACACGATCGAAAGCGTCTGGAACGTGTGGAGCAACTTAAGCGGAGGCGTCACCACCACCTGACTCAGGTTGAAACGCCCCTGATTTGCCTCGCCGCCGCTTGACTGTGAGCCCCCGCCGTTCGAAAAGTAGACATTTCCCGGCCTCTGCGAAGTCGCCTCCAGGCTGGCCCCGACTTCCACTTGGGCCAGCCGAATCTTGGCTTCCAGGTCGATCCCCTCAGCCGCCGACACTTCGCTGAGGTTCGATTCGTATGCCAGCAGGTCCGAAATGTCCGAAACGTATTCGTCTGTAAAGAGCGCCATAACTGTTCCTACTCTTTCGTGCTCCCACGACTGGCTCGCCGAAGTCCCCGCAAGTCCCCTTCGGAGAGAATCGTGAACTGGATCTTTGCCGCTTCCCTCCGCTCTTCCTCAGCTTGTTGCGCGATTGCGATCTGTTTTCGGTAGCCCCGCGCTTCCTCCGCGCTTGCGACTTCCACCAAACCCTCGGCCAGCATCCTCGCTGCCACGGGTCTCGTCACCTCCGTCAAGTGGCCTGGCCGGCCTCCATTCGGTGTGGCCAGACTCTTGACGACGGGATATTCCTCCGCGATCCCCGACTCGATTTCCCGAATCTTCCGGTAGTACGCCTTTAGGTCCATTCTTCTCACCTGCGAATTCAAGAAGGGCCCCGCCCCGGTTCGGCGGAGCGGAGCCCCGGAAGCATCTACGACTCAACTTGAACGCCGAACTCGTTACGAATCACCGCCGCGCCGTACAGCACGTCAACCGTGAACTGCTGCGACAGCGTGTTCGGCTGGTAACTCATCACAACTCGCATCCCGAAGTTGCCCAGCTCGGCATACTCCGCAATGGCGCCGGTTCCCGGAAGAGGCTGCGGCAGCCGCCGAATGACGAGCCCGATCGCATCCCGCCCGAAAGCCAGGTTGTGCGTTGTCACCGGTGCGCTGCCCGTCTTGGGTACAAACTGTGACCGGAAGACGAAGAAGTCTTTCAGCCGTCCCACCGTGCCACTGATGAGTGCGTTGACACCCGCCTCACCGGCCGATTGAAATTCGCTGAACCGCGGAACCTGGCGCAGTGCCGAGTAACCGTCCGGATCCACGATAAGGTGCTTCGGTTGACTTAGCGGCGCCTTCGCTTGGAACAGCATCGTTTCAGCCGCATCGATCACGGCTTCCGTCAACGCCGTGCCAGCCGTGCCGAGAGTCGAGTTTGCTGTAAATGATGCGTAGAGGCCCAAAAGGTCTGTTTCTATCTTTTCCGCGATCGCGATCACTGCGGGTTCCATGTAAATCCGCAGCAGATCAGGAACCGCCAAGACCTTCGTGACATCTGGAACCTGAAACGTCGCTTCCGCGTGCGTGTTCAGCACGATCTGCGCGTTTCCCAGGCTTGGGTTCTGTGTCGTAACCGTTCCGCCCTCGGCGATGTTGTTCGCCACCATGCCCGGAACGATCGGTACGTTCACCGTATCCCCGGCTTGGCCCAGTACCGGTTCGTAATTCCGGTTAACCAGATTTCCCATCACCAGGTTTCCTACTAGCGCTGGTAGAGCGTCCGCCGCCACCAGCTTTACAATCGCTTGCGCGATATTCGCCGACGTTATTGCCGCCATGCGTTCTCCTCCTTGCTTACTCTTTTCTGAATTGAGGTTGTCCCGCCCCTGCTCGGCCGATCTGAATTCAATCGCCCGAACCTTCACCAGCCAGGCGGGCAACCTCTTTCCACGCCTGGGCCAACTCTTCTGCGCTCATCCCCGGTCGAATCCGTTCCAGATCGAATCCCGAGCGAGAAAACTCTCTTCGTTCCACCCCTGTCGCGCCCGAGCCGCCCGCGATTCGCGGCGGCAGAAACTCAGGGTTTTCCGATACAAATCTCTTCAAATACTCTCGGTACGGCATCCTTTCCCCTTCTGAATCCGCGTAGAGGTCGCCCTCCTCCGTCCGAAAAATCTCGTCCTTCACCAGCCGAAACGCCAGGTTCGTCTTCTGCACGCCAAACTCGCGTAACGCGTCCTGAATCTGCGAGTGCCGCTCCGCTTCCTCTGCCTGCTGGCGCGTCCGTCGATTCTCCTGACGCATCTCATTCAGGCGTCTCTCGAGCTCCTCCCGCCTGCGGCGCTCCTCGCGGAGCTTGCCCTTCAGCACCGCATCTTCCTCCTCGGAGGCATGCCGTCTGAATTCGCTGATTGCCTTCTTGACCATCCCTTCCACCTCGTTGTCGGAAGTCGATGCCAGGCTCGTTTCTTCGCTATTCGTTTCAGGTCTCATGGTTCACTCAAAAAAAAGGCCGGCTCCGGAAACACCGTAGTGCTCCCGAAGCCGGCTTCAACCGGCTCCAGCCATCGCCAAACCTATTGGTCTTCTTCGATCTCTCGAAGAACGTCGCTCTTCGCTGCCTGACTCATCCCGTCCATGTACTGAAGCGCCACCCGCTTCTGCACTTCTCTCTCAAGCCGCTTGGACGGAATGCCAAGCTCCCTCAACCTCGTCGCGCTTTCCAATTCCTCGGGCAGATCAGGCACTTCAAACTGATCCATGCCGCTGATCTCGACCTCCGCCTCGTCCCGCCGAGCCTGCGCCACCAGCCGCAGCACGCTGCGAATCAGATCCTTGATCAAGGCGCCATAGGCCCGCAGGATTTCGTGAGTCACCGCGAAGTCGCGTCGTTTGCTGTCTCCCGACTGTCCCAGGTGACGAGCCTCTCGCCCGCCCGCCTGCGTCATCAGATAGCAAACGCGATAGATCTCGTCCTTCAAGCGTTCCAAGTTGTCCGCGGCGAGTTGGAACACATGCCCTTCCGGCTCCGTCCATCCGAATCGATCGTTCGGTCCGAGCTGAATGTAGTAGGCCTCACCCACAATCTGCTGCCATTCCCGGTCCGAGTACACGACCGGCATGGCGAACAGACCCATATGCAGCGCCCATGACAGTGCGTTCGACTTGTTAAAGTGTTCCTGCTGAAGCAAGGCAGCCTTGTTCCCAAGCCACAACCCGTCCGTTAGGCTCAGTTTCACGAGAGGCACTCGTCTCGCCTCCGCCAGACCGTGACGGCCTTCGTCCACCAGGACGGCGTCGTTCTCCGCTCTGGAACCTGACTGATCTCCGCTCGCCACCAGGTTCGTCTGTTCGTAGATCCGGAAGTTTTCGCGGTCATACACCGCCCACCGCCGTTTCCGGACCAGCTCGTTGTGTTCGATGCTTTGCTGGTACGTCTGCTCCGTTCGCAAGACCACCCACTCGTAACTGCCCTGTGCATCCGTCCGCCAGTTCGTCAGGTCCTGCGGTCCGAACGATGCCAGGTAGGCCCGTGACTTACCGACGGCATCTTCTTCTGCCCGGCTGCTCGTATCATCCGTAACTCGCGGAAAATCGATAAGAAGATAACTCTCGCGGAATACCAGCGCCTGAATGAACGCCCTCCGTGTGGTTTCGAGCAAACTTGTCCCGCATTGATCGCAGTCCTCGATGAACCGGCTGAAGAACTCATTCGTCCGTGAAGCCGCCGACTCAACCGAGATACGTGGTTGCCTCCGAAACAAGGTCGCTCCATACCAGTCGATACACGACCCAAGGTAGTTCTCGTAAAACACTCGAGAGACGCGCTCCGAGTAGACATCATTGGGCTCTTTTTGTCGCCGAACGAGGTAGCTGCTTGCATTCCGCCGCAACTGTTCTCCTCCGACGTAGAAATCCCAGTACCGCTGCCACATCTGCTTCTGGTCGCGGTATTCAGGATGTTCTCTGTCTAGTCGGTCTTTCACGTCTCCCTCCGCCGTCTCGCCGCTCTGCTCGCCACTGCCGCTCCGCGTCTTACATAAGCCGGGTTACTTGCTCTCCGATTTTGCTTGTCAAGCGAAACTCTTCCCAAAGCAGGTAACCCAAAGCGTCCGACAGGTGTGTTCGCATCGGATCGCGTTCCTTGTCGATCTGTGCGCTGTTCGCCTTGTAACTTACTTGCTCGAGATCCTTGATCAGTCCGCTGCACTTCTCGTCGATGAGCAGCCGGCATTCCCCCTGGGCATTCTTTAACAGCCCATTCGTCACGTTGATGCGGTCCCGAACCGGGGGATTCGATCGGCCCACCCGCATCTCTCCCCTAAGGCTCCTGTTCCGTGTCAAGAAGTCCCGAATCAGCTCGTAATCCGATACGCCCGATGCTGTCTTGTGCTGGCCTCCGCTGGCATCCCCGTAAACCCGAACCCCGCCCCGGTGCTTGCCGTATCTGTGGAAGAACTCCGCGCAAGCTTCCGGTGTCGACGAGGATGGAAGAACGATCTCGTCGAGCACATACAATGCCGCTCCCGCCCTCTGGCAGATGACCGATGACATCGGATGTATGTTGAAGTCCCATGACCAATAAATTGACTCCTCTTCCTTTAGCTTGTACTTTCCAACGTTCCCCTCGCGCTCAAACGCGTAGTACACGCGGCCCGCGCTGAGGTTGACGAACTTACCCAGAGCTTCCTGCTGGTAAAACTGTTCGTCATAGCTGTCTTTCAGCCTTTCGTAATAATCAGGCACTTGCGTAAGCAGGTGCTCATTCTCATAGGGGCTTGCCTCGATAAGCTCGTACCCCCGAATCGGTTGCGCCCGAAATCGTTCATACACCCAGTCAAACCCGCGGGGTGTCCCGGCGCCGAAGCCCGTGAGGCTTTCCGCTTGGGGATCCCGCAGTCGAGCTTCCAATCGCAGCCAGGCTTCCTCCGACGTATACGTGATCTCGTCAATCCCAAACCATGCCAGGTTTGTTCCGCGCAGCCTTTCGTGGTCGTCGAGCGAGCGAAACAAGACCGTCGCCCCGGTTTCCAAGAACCGGATCGTGAATGCCGACTTATTGAGGTCATAGCGAGTGCCGC